GGATGGAGTTATAGATTGCGCGTCATCTCTAATTCTGATGCCGCGCATCTTAAATCCTGCTGGCAAATTGGAGAGGGTACCAGCATCTAGTAATGATCTTAAAGCTGCGGTTGCAGTTCTTGATAGACCACCGATCATATGTATTAAACCGAAACCATAAAAACCTAAACCGGGTAAAAATTTAAAATGAACAAAGTAAGAAATTTTCTTTTTCTTTGGATCATTAATTTCATAGTTTCTTCTGATAGATAAAACTTCACGTGATGCTTCTTCGATTGTTACAATGTAAGGTAATTTAATTCCTGTAGGTTGACCATCTTGTCCTCGGTCCTCGAACCCTTCTAAATCTAAATCGACATGAAATTCTAAAATATTATAAATATCTTCATCTTTTGTTTTTGTAATTCCTTCTAGCTCTCGTTCTTTTCTCTCTAAATCAGATTCAGTCTCTGCAGGAGATCCAAGATCTACATCTCTGTAGAAACCATTTACTTGTTGTTTTCTTAAATCATTCTCTTTGGTTTTAATTACATGGATCACGGCTGTTGCATCTTCTAAAGATGTTGCAGAGTATGGCACTACCAAATCTTCTGCAGGTACAAATTTAGAAACTGCCCTGCCTAAAAGATCGTCGTAGTAGACTTTCTTAAAGGCAGATCCAGCGAGAGGGAGGTAAAATAACAATTGATCAAATTCAGGTTCATACTCTTTCATCTGATCCATCAACTGCCAATTCATATAATCTTTTACTCTAGTTGATTGCATTTCTTTTTCAGGAGATGGTGCACCCATGATTTGAGTTCTTATGGGTCCATCTGCTGGCAATAATTCTTTGTAAGCTAACGCTTGAAATTGTGTGACTGCTTCAGCGAGCACTGGGTGTGTTGCACCTGCTGCACCTGAAAACGGTTCTGTTCTATCTTCATATTTAAATCCTAAAAGATCTAAACCTGTTATGTAAGTATGCTCCCATTCTTTACGAGACTCTTTGTAGTCCATATAATTTTGATTTAATTCTGAACCTAAAGGACCTAGTATTTCCTCTGGTAATAACTCTGCTAAATTGTCAAAGTGGTTTTCACTTTGAGCTTGATTAAAGGCTCCAGGTTCAAAATTAATTTCTACGCCGCCATCTTCTGTTGGAGTAATTTCTGTTTCACCAGCGTCTGGGATTGACTGATTAATTTCTTCTTGAACCTCGACTTGTTCCTCGGGCCCTGCTATTTCAACCGTTTTTCTTATTTCGGTTAATGCTTTGTCTATTTCTGCCATTTATTTTCTCCAATTGACTAGGTTTATATTGTTTTGATTCATTAATCAAGGGCTCAGGACCACTGACCGGGGGTATCTGATCCCATTTTACATTAGGCATGTTTTTAGTTAATGTGGGATTTTTCTTATATTTACTAGGATGTTTAAAAACAAATGTCATTACCAATAAAATTTCTTTTTTCGTTTAGGTTGGTCTTCTTCTCGGTAGTCTTCGGGATGATCTATAAATCCACCTTGTCTATATCTTAGCAGAGCTTGAGTCGTTGAGTCAACTAAATCGTCATGATCACCATATGGAAACGCTGCACATTCTTCAACAAGTTCTTGTGCGAACTCTTGATCTAAAGGAGCCCACACTTGTCCTGACTCAAACAAAGGTGAAACTGCATTTACTCTTGCAATTTTATCTTGACCTTTACTGGGTGTAAAATTCATTGCTGGAATTCCCATGTTACGTAGTTCGTACATTAACGGAAGTCCAGATGCTTTAGCTTCGATAATGACTGTTTCAGGATTCCAATATTTATATTGTTCTAATGCAACACGACGTAATTCAGGAAACTCTAAACGTTCTTTAAAAGAATCTAATAATATAATTTGCCGAGGTGAATCTTCATTGGGACGAAAAACTCCCCAAGTTGTAATCGCACTATAGTCTGCAGTTTCTTTTTTAAGATAAGCTGTATCATAACTTTGAATGGTGTGTTCAATAACAGGCATATGTTCGGACTCCCAATTTTTCCACCACTCACGTTTAATGAGAGCTCCTTCTTCTGAAGTTGGGTTTTGCATGTATTGTGCATTCCATTTTGCAACACCTGCGGATGCTTTAACAGATTCAAGATCCTCGAGCTTCCAATATTCAGGCCAGACCGGTTCTCCACTTGGAAGGATTGCAGGGAACTCTACAACTTCCCATTGATCGGCGTTTTCATTTGATTGCGCGTTTAATAATTTTTGTGTTAAATCTTTTGTGCTCCATCGAGTCATAACTAAAACAATACGACCTCCTGGCTGAAGCCTTTGCCGTGGTCCACTAGTATACCACTCATATGCATTATCAAATGCCGAAGTTGAGTTTACATCTTGCTCTGAGTGTGGGTCATCTATAATTAATAGATCAGCACCTCTACCGGTTACCGCACCTTGGACACCGACTGCAAAATACTCACCACCATCGGACGTGTTCCAACGTCCTGCAGCTTTACTGTCTTCTTGTAGTCTTGTTTTAAATATTGCTTGATACTCTTGAGAGTCAATTAAATGTTTTGTTTTACGACCAAAGTTTACTGCAAGTTCTGCGGTGTGTGTTGCTTGAATTATTTTTAATTTTGGATTTTGTCCAATCATCCATGCAGGAAGAAAGAATGAGGCAAATTCAGATTTAGTATGCCTAGGTGGCATGTTTATAATTAGACGGGTCAATTCCCCAGTTGCTAATCTATTAAATTTATCTGCTATGGTTTGATGATGGGACCCCTCTATAAAATCTGGCCACATTTTTTTTACAAAAGTTAAAAAATTAGTTTTAACTTGTTTAAGTTCTTTTCTTTGGTGTCTTTCTATAATCTGTATCTTAAGCTTCCTTCGCTCAATTGGGTCCTCTATTTTATTAATATCTTGAACAGTTAGCATATATCTCAATATGGGTGATAAAGTATTATACATCATTAACTATGCAAATCAAACTATATAGTCTAGCTCTGGGACCCCTACTAGGCTAGGGGGGTGTCGAAAAAAAATGTTTCACGTGAAACCAAAAGTAATTCCTTTAGGGTCCCCTTTTAAAGCGCGCGAAGCGCGCTTGGGTGGGTCCCGCCCACATGCTCTTCTCTATACAACTCTGAGTGGTATGCAGTTTCTGCATAGGATATTGTAGGATAGGCCATGCAAATACTGCATGGCCTATTTCTTAACGAAACTATTTAATTTCTTTTTCTATCCTTTCTTCTAAACTTTTTAAATGTCTAACCATAAACTTATGTCTAGTAGTTATGTTAGCCATTCCTCTATTAGTAATTACTATTTTTAAACCAATATGATTTTTAAATAGCTGTCTAAGATCCGTGTTACTTGGGTTACCAATAAAACCATTTGAACCATGAACCGCGTCTAGATATTTAGTTCTAAACATTATCTCATCAATGTTTTTTTCGGTAATTTCATGAACACCAATTGTCATCATCAACCAACCCAAAGTGTCCGCTTGTTTTCTAGCCTCGGGCATAATTGGTGGCATATGATCTATCTTGTATTGTTTTAGTTTTTCGTAGTGTACTTCTAACATTGTATTCCTTTCGTTAAGTTAATAAAACAATTTAACATATTATCCTATATTGTAAACCCCTTAAATAAATTAATTTAAAGTTATCCACAGAGGTCAGCTAGAGAAGGGAACTAACTAACTGACCTCATAAGTATATGTGATTTTTTTTCAGATTTGTGCCAAATTAATTTTTTTATTTTCCCGGGTGGGCCCCGCCCACATGCTCTTCTCTATAATTTTCTAGTGTGGCGCGAGTGTGTTAATCTCGCGCCATGTTTATTATTTATTTATCAAAATCAAACTCCATTTGTTTATTCCTCTCAAAACTTTTATCAAGTCTCGTTGATCTAGTTTCAAATTGCGGAAACATAAACCACCATTTAACTATAAATGTTCCTGCGATTAATAAACCAAGTGTCATATCAAAATGAATTGCAATAATGCAACCCAAAAAGATTACTGCAAAATGTAATGCAAAATAAATAGCTTTTAACATTATTTGCTCGGTGGTAGTGCTAATAAAGAATTTGGAATATCAAGCTGTATTCTAGCTGTGGCCATTTCTTTACTTAACTCGGTTAATGTTGGTTGAATGTGGCTACCTGTATGTAAGATAGTCAAACACTTTTCACGTTTCTTTTCTAATGCGTGATAAAGTTTATGTTTTGATCTAACAAATTTTTCTGCTTCTTCAAAACATACTTTTCGCAATTTCTTATTTATATAATCAACTGCGTTTTCTTCTTTGACTTTTACAGTAGAGATTGAAGTTTCCCATTTTCGCAATTTACCAAATCGCTTAAATCTTTCTTCAATATCATCTGCTATCTTTTTAGCTTCCATTTCCAACTTGTATTCAATCTGGGCTTTTTCTGATTGAAACTTTAAAAGGGCTTTACACCTTTTATCTAGTTCCTTAATCATTTTATCAAAACCCAATTCTTTTGGAAATTGACTTATCTTTTTATTGACAATCTCTTCTGCTTGACTGTCAATTTCAGTTTCAACTATATCAACTTGCTTATCAAACTTTCTATTAGTCAAGTCTTTATAGTAATCAACGTGGTCTTTTCTTAATGGTTGCAT